TATCAAAGAATTAAAAGAGTTTTAAATTTCTATCATTCAAGAGGAACTAATAAAGAAAGCGTAAATTCTGTTTATCGTAAAATTATAAAACAAAAATTAGAAAAATGACAACAACTGAAAACAACAATGGCAATAACTTATTATTAATAGCTATTGTATTGGCTTTAATAACTGCAATAGTTTTAACTTCTTGCGGATCCCGAAAGATGGCAAAGTCTGAAACTAAAGAACAAGAGCAAAAAACTGAAAAAATTACTCTCGAAACTGAAACGAGAGTAACGAACAATACAAAAATCCTTGACAGTTCAACAACCGATGAAATTGAGATTAGTCCGATATCTGATACAATTCCTATGGTTGTGAATGGAATAACGTACAAAAACGCTAAAATAAAGCGTTCAAAAAAGAAAAACAACATAAGTACTGTAAAAGATGTAAAAATCCAACACAAGGCACAAAAAGAGGGTGTAGTGATGGTTAAAAAAAACAAAGTAATTGAAGTAAAACAAACTGAACGTAAAGATTCATATTGGTGGTTGCTTTGGTTCTTAATTTTAATACCAATTTACATTTTATACAAAAAATATAAAGATAAATTTTATTTTGTATAAACATTTTTGTTTACATTTGAAAATTCATAATAGTTTAGTTTGGTTAATTAATCCCCCACTATTTTTTTAATGGGGGATTTTTTATTAGTAATTGCATTTTACATCACCAACTGCTCCCTGATGTCCAGGTAAATCAATCACCTTTATTTCTCCTGTGCAGTTTTTTTTCATTTTCATTTTGGTAATTGGAGTTTGTAATACGTTAAAATAAACTACTTCAACTGCTACTCCGCAATTACAATCGGTATTATTTTCGTTTGTAGGAGCATCATCTCCTGTTGAACAGCTAATTGACATTACAGCCAATGCTAAAATTAAAATTGTTTTTTTCATAATGTTATTTGTTTTTCTAATAATTCTTTACAATCTTTTATAGTATATATACCCTGTTGGCTATTATCTAACGCATAAACTCTAATATTATCATCAGCATATAGACCTAATGAATTTAACCATCTACTATTATTCATACTTCTAAAAAATACAGGTTCAAATGCATTTTCAGAAATATACCATAATAAATCACCATCTTCATCTACTAATTTATCATGGTCAATGTATTCTTTCAAAACTCCAAATGTTGTACTCATAATTAATTAAATTTAAGGTTAAATAGTTTATCGTAATCGCTTTTTGCATCTATTAGCAATATTGCTTTTTGAGCTATTGCGCTTTCAAGGTACTTTATGCAGATTAATTTTTGCTTTTCAAAGTTTTCACTTCCTGATTCAGAATTATAATAATCATCGTAATGAGTAATAAAATTCTTGTAATCGTTTTCTAATTGATTGTAAGCAATGTAATGTTCTGTTGATAAAAATTTGTCTTTCATAATGTGTGAGATATGTTAATGTTATTATTAATTATGTGATAGTTTAACCACTTATCGTCAATATCTTTTAGTTTAAAATCAATACGTTTAATAATATGTTTAACTTCGGGATAATATTCTAATTCATATAAAATTCTTTTATTGCCATGAATTACTGTTGCGTGATCTCTATTAATTAAAGTTCCTATTTTTTTTAAACTATACCTTGTTTTTTCACAAGCAAAATAACAATACAAATGCCTTGCTAATACCGTTTCTTTTAATCTACTTTTACTTAAAATATCATTTTCAGATATAAGAGTAACTTCACTTACTGCTTTTAAAATTCTTTTTAATTCCATAATATTAAATTTAAAATGTTGGTTTACTTTTTGGTGCTTCTATAATTTGATTATCTAATGATAAAGTATAAGGAAGCCAATCTTTATTAACTGAAATTCCAAATGCATTCCATTTTTTACCTCTACCTCTTTGACAAGTAACGCTTGAGAAACTTCCTTCATCTTTAATAATTACAACCGTTTCGCATTTTTGTTGTAAAATAGTTCCTAAATGACCTCTTGCTTTGTCTTGTCCAGGATTTAAATGTAGCACTCCTGTTATGTGAGCTTTACTTAATGTTGAGTATTTCATTAATGACTGAGTAAATTCAGTTGATTCAACTAAGTCGTTAAAGTTGTCAAGCATATCAACATAACCATCAATAGAAACTATGCCTAATTTATTTCTATATTCACTTTCCATAAACAGCCATTTAAGATAATCACGTCTAATTTTAGCATTGTGTTCACGCAAGTTTATAGCTATGTAGTTATTAGGTATAATTGGACTTTCAGGTGTTCCGTACATTTTGCATATTCTATCAGCCCCTAATCGTGAATAGTAAAAATCTTGTTCGCAATCAATATCTATAATGTATTTATCTCTAAGATTATGACCTTTAATATCTGACGAATAGTTTACGCTGTTACCATCAAAACAACAGCCTAATAGTAAAGATTTAAGCCAAGATTTACGTGCTTTTTCTTCACCCTTAATCATTGAAATGTTACCAAAAGTACCAAATATTAAATGATTAAATTCTCCATTGTAAGCTATATCATCATAACCTATTGAAATTGCTATTTGCGGTTTACTTACTTTGCTTTTTAAGTCAAGTGTTGATAGTTTATGTATTTCATTAAAATCAACATCTAAACTATCTAATGCCTGTTTAAGTTGTACTGTTGGTATATCTATTTTAAATTCCATGATTTATTTAATTTAATATTTGAAATTTGTGATTGAGTAACTTTATAAATATCTGATAATTGGCTTTGTGTCAAATTACTATTTCTTATTTCTAAAACTAATTTTGAATTTAATTTTTTACTTCTTGAAGTATCTCCATTACCATTATTGTTAAGACCTAATTTATAAGAATGTTTTTGATTTTCTGAATAAGTACACCACTCTAAATTTTCAATTCTATTGTCAGTTTTAATACCGTTAATATGATTAACACAAGGTTTATTTTTAGTGTTAGTAATAAAAGCATTAGCAACTAATCTATGCACTAAAAAATATCTTTTAATATTATTTGAATAAATATTTACTTTAACATATCCTAATTTATCAATATTTAATTTAAGTAATTTTTCTTTTTTTAATCTTTTACCGCCTTTAAAATGATTAACATATCTAGATAATGATTTAATATTACCTAAAGAAGATATTTGATAATCACTATATCCTTCAATTTCTTTCCAAATTTCCATATTATGGTAAGTTTTTATATTTATTAATATACTCTGTGATAACATTATTTAATGAAATAAATACTTTATCTTCTTTTAATATACCTTCAAAGTAATCCATTATCATTTTATCTTTTAAAAGTTCGTTTTCTAAATTACGTTCTTTGTCAGTCAATAATGCTGGATGCTTATCACTAATGCCTAAATCATTAATATATTTATTCATTAATACATCGTTTACTTCTTGCGTAAACTTTTCATAGTAAAATTCAATAGGATGTTTTAAGTAATGGTGCATTGTTTTTTGTGCCAATTTAAAATCACCTTTATAAAAATGTACTTCTTGAGCAAATACCCTACAAAATAACTTTGCAAACAAAACATCGTTTTTAAGAGCTTGTTTTTTACTTTCCATAACCCAATTAGCTAAAAAAGAATAAGCGTCTAAATCAATTTGTTTTGGCTCATATTTGCCATTCTCAAGTCTATAACTCATTTGAGCAAATGCTTGTTCTATGTTATTTATCTTTCTCATAACTTATTTATTTCTTGTTTTACTTCTTGCCAGTATGCAGTTCTACCGTGTTGATAAATTGTTTTGTCGTGCAATTTTGTTTCTTTTATAATCTCATCAACTGCTATTAATGCACATTTTATAGCTAATTCTTTTGACATAATTGACTCTATAACATTTATAGTTTCAACTTTTGTATTCCAATAAATTGACACTAAATCTTTTGCCTTTTCTTTTGGTGTCATAAGTTCTCTATTTCTGTTTTTACTTCTTGCCAATATTTCAATTCATGATTATATGGAGAATCATCATCACTTGCATCAGGTATAGCTAACATTATTTCATTAACCGCTATTAACGCACATTCTATGGCTTGTTTCCAATTATCGTATTTCCAAGATAAATCTCCTTTTGTTGTAATTACATCCATTGTTAATGGAAATGTTTGATAAAATTTATCTATTAACTCTTTCGCTTTCTCTTTTGGACTATTCATAATTTTTGTTTTTAGTTACTTAATTATAATTTTTTTACCATTGTATCTGCTATACTGCATCCACACATACCGCCATTTTTACAAGAGATACAAACTGTATGATAAGGCACTAAATCTGATTCTTCATTTGCAACTTTTGGAAATTTATCATTATGGTCAATAATCAGAAAGTGTCTAAAATGTTTTTCTGATTTATTAATTTCATAAGGCATTGTAGAATGTAGCCTAAATATGTAAGGCAAACACTTTGCTAATTCATAAGTTGTAATATCTTCTTTAGGTTGCCATCTCATTTCAAGAGGTTGTACTATATTAGTTGTATTATTTATTCCTAATGCTGTTAGTTCCATAATCTTATCTCTTTTTAAAGTTTTCTATTAATGTTTCTTTTAAATCTGTTAAATAATTGTTGGTTGTTAGCCATTCAAATACTTCTTCAATGGTTTGTTGTTCTTGCCATTTAGCACCATCTTGAAATACAGCACTAACTAAATATTTTCCTAAATTCTCTGACACATCTTTATGTCTTTCAGAATAACCTTTAGCAGCTTCTTCAAGAGTTTCTTGACCAGGTTCTTCTTTTGGGATGCTTATTTTGTATTTATGTACCGAATTGGTGCTTCCTCTTAAAATTGGATTGTATTGATTCACTTGTTCATAGTCGTCAACAATAAAAACCTCCTCACAACTTGGATTCTTAACAAACCATTCTAAAAACTCAATATCAATAGCTTGTACACCATCTTTGATTAAGTCTGTATCTGTTGTGAGAATGATTTTTTTATAAAAACTTAAAGTGTAACCATCATATTTAGAATTATCTTGTTTAAATATTTTATTATTTGAAATATTTAATACCCAATCTCCTTCTTTAATTTCTTCATCATTAGTGATGTAGGTGTTTTGGTTTGTAAAATCATCATTTCTACTTTGAATTGAAGTTTGCATCATTCCAAATACAAAGTTTCCATTATTTCCTAAATACAACCTACTTGGTTTGTCTGTTGGTAATAAATGTATGTTTTTCATAATTTTTATTTATTTTTAAATCTTTTATATACTTTAAATACTTCTTCTGTTGTGGGGATTTTACTAACTTCTCCAATCATTTTTAAATCGTAAATTAAGTCCTCTGCTTCTTGAGAAATAGTCCATTTAATAAAATCAATAGCAAATTCATCTTGCTGTTGCTTTTCTATTTCTCCTTTTAGTTTTTTTAAATCATCTACAATATCTAATAAATTATCAATCATATCATCAATTTCTTGTGGATGACTTTTAAATAAAGTGACTTCTATTTCGTCTACTTTTATTTCAGCTAAATTGTGTGTTAATCTACATTTTAATTTCATAATTTATTTGTTTTTAAATGTTAATTATTTTTGTGTTGAAAATCTTTCTAACTTATCAGCTCTACTAATAAATTCTAAAGTTAAATATTGATGATTAGTTTCTTTGTGCCATTTGTCATTGTAACAATTCTCAATAGCATTTAAAAAGTCTTGCTTTGAATATCCTTCTTTTAATCTTGCTAATATTTTTGCTTTAACTACTGGACTAATTACTTTTGTTTTTTTACCTGTAATAGAATTGAATTGATTTATTAAAGCCGACCAATCAACTTTGATAGAAGTTGGCTTTAGTAGTTCTACTTCTTCTTCTTCTTCTTTTACTTCTACTTGTGTTGAAGGGACTACACAACCCCCTTGCACACCCCCTTGAATAGCATTAGATAAACTTAGTTTAGTCTTATCTTCCCAACCTTTTATTTGAGCATCTATATTATGTTTTTGAGAAATATACGCAAGTTTAGAAATACCTGTTAATTCAGTTTCAATTCCTAAAAATTGTCTTTTCATTAAAGCATCATAAAATGCTAACCTATCTTTATCATTAAGTTCTTCTGCTACATCAAAATAACTACGATAAAATTTGAATAATACTCTTTTAGATTCCATAATATTAAAATCCTTTATTTATATCATAAGAGCGTTCTTCTTTAAATTTAATACCGTCTAAATTATATGAAAAAGAATAATTTGTAATATTATTTATAACATTAAATTCACTACTTGAAATTAAATCTGTTAAAAATATATAGTCGCTATTAGTATCAATTTCTTTAGCACAAAGCACAATGTTAAATTTATAAAGTATATTAGGTCTATAATTATCTAAATAAGATGATATTCCCTTGCAATATCTTATTGCTTGTAAAAAAGCAGATATACCAGCTTTTTCTTTTTTTAATTCAAAAACTGTTATTTCTAAATATTTATCTCCTATATTATCATTATATTTTTTATAGGTAACTAAGTCAGCAATTCCATAATTACCAATTCTTAATTGTTTTAATTTTTTACCATTAATAAAAAAACCTCTTTCTCGTAACTTTTCATTATCTGATTCCCAAATAATGTTTTCTAAATCTTTTTCTAAAAAGTGCATACATTCCGTATTTAAGTTAAACAAAAACTCCCACAAATTCCCGCTCATCACTTCGGTTCATTGTAGGAGTTCGTATAATTCCTTTAAGTTGGTATAATGTGATGAGCCAACTGAAATGCAAATATATAAAATTATTTTAATATAATGCTAAAAAGGGAGATCAAACGGTTCACTTTCTTGAGCTAAAGGTTCAGTATATTCTTTTTTACCTTTATACTTTTGGTCTTTAGGAGCTTCTTCTGATGATTCAGCGTTTTCAATTTTCCAACATTCTAAAGTATTAAAAGCAATTTCTTTACCTTCTTTATTAGTCCATAAACGACCTTTAATATTTAAATATACTTTTACATCATGACCTACTTTATAGTTGTTTAAAGTATCGCATTTATCTTTAATAACTTGAAGTTGTAAGTACTGCTTATATTCTTCTTGAGTTTCAACTATAAATTCTCTTTTTGAAAATTTATCTGATACAATTTGCGTTTCACCTATTGAGTGAATTTTTACATTTAATTCCATAATTATTTAATTTTTAAGTTTGTTAATTCGTTTTGTAAATTGTGTAAATAATGATTAGTAAAAATAGTTTCTTTTAATTCTTTTGTTTTTGCAATTTCATCACGCAAATAACTAATGTAATCTTCTTTGTCTTGTTTTGTGAATTTCATAGTTTTAAAATATAGTTGTGTTATAGTTAATTTGATATGCCCTGTAATGATACTTTTCGTGTTTAAGTTTTAAAAAATCTTTATAAGACATTCTCATTTTTTTTGGATTAGTTAAACCTTTCTTATGAAAAGCTACTACATCGACTTCAACATCGTTTATTAAATTCTTCATTTATTGTTTCAAATATTAAATATTCTACAACGTCAATTTGTTCAGGTTCTTGATCTTTCATTTGTTTAGTTTTTTAAAATTAGTTTTTGAATAGTTGCCAATTCTAATTGGTCTATCTATTGCTTCATTATGCTCAACGCCTCTATTAATTCTTGCTTTTATTGTATAATAATCTTTTTCTTTTTTTAATTCTTTTAAAAGCATTTGTAAAGAAACTTTTTTTTGTTTGTAAAATACATAAACAGTATTATCTCTATTATTGCAATTTTCTTTAGGAGTAACAAACCTACAATTATTAGGGGAATAACCTTTAGAATTATCAATTCTATCTATTTGAAGTCCTTTTTTATATCCATTGTTTTTGCAAAAACTAATAAAATTTTCAATATCATTTAACCATTCTTCACAAACTTTTATTCCTTTATCATAATATAAATGTTTTTCTGTATAGTTTTCTCTACACCTTGTTTTCATAGAATTTAAAAGAATTCCATATACTGTATTACTTTTCCCGTTTTTAGTTCTTAATATACATCCGCAACTATTAACTCTATTTCTAACTAAATGTAACAAAGTAATATCTTTTATATTTCCACAATCACATTTACATTTTATAGTTCTATTAACTTGTCCTGAAGGAAGTATTTTTTTTTGTCCTTCTGTAATAACAATTAATTTGCCAAATCTTTTACCAGGTTCTAAATTTATCATAACTTTAAAATTACATTTATATATATGCAAATTTAAAAATAATCATTGAATTGACAAAATTTTGCATCATAAATATTTAATTCAGTATTAATTTCATTTCTTAATTGAAATCTCTCTATTAAAGTGTATTGTTTTTTTTCTTTAGATAGTTTTAAAGCTATTTTAGATGCTTTTTTGTATAATTCAATATAAGTGTCATTTGAAATTTTTAAGTCTTTTATTTGCCTTAAATTAGATATAAATTCAAAATACATAATTCCATATTCTTTTATTATTCCTTCTCGAAACAAACCATCTTCATTTTGAAAATGATTTGATTGAGCGGATTGTCTATGAATATTATGCAAATTAAATCTTAACATAGGATTTGAACCTCTTGAAAAAACGTGTCCAGCATGCATTTGATTTGCTAATTTATTTTTAGCTAAGCAAGGTTGATTAAAATCTATCAATCTAACAATTAAATTTATTTTAGTTTGAAGTTTTTTATTCCAATCAGTAGTATTTTCTTTAGCTTTTTTTTCATCAAATCTGTTTTTTTGTACATTACTAATTGATTTTTGCAATATACTTTTGCCAATATCTGAATTTAAAAGCCAATCGGAATAGCACCCGCACATTTTACCAAGTCCATAGATGCGGTTTTCAACGTTAATTAATTTACCGCACCCATAACCAAATGCCTTTCCTTGACCTTTGCAAGATTTTTGTTTAATCATAAATATTATAATTATGTTGCTTTACAAAAACAATCAGTTTCATATTCAAATAAATCACATTGCTCTTGTGAAAGTTCGTGCAAGTCTTTTGCTTTTGTAAACGGTCTTTGTGCCATTTCAACTAACTGCTTAATACTTTTATTTGTTCTTAAATCAAATCTTGGTATTTCTTCAGAACTATATTTTTGTTCCATATTAAGCCACCATTTTGCACTTTCGGGATTTTCTTTTATAATTGTTAATCTTTTCTTTAAAGACTTTTTAAAACATAAATCGCAATTACCCTCATAATCTTTTAGTCCCAAATCAAAACTTTGCTTTTCCCAAAACATTCTAACCATTCTTTGATTAAATGGTATTTCATCACATAATGGATAAATTATATTTTCGGCTTTTGCGTGTATGCTTTTTCGGTGTGCCTCATCAGCTCTTATACCAATTATTCGTATTACTTCAAAGTCTTTATAATTATCTTTTAAATAAGTGTCAATAGGTCTTTGTTTTAATTCTCTTGTGCAATTAGAAGCCATATTATTAGGTAAAGGATATTTTTTTAACATTTCTTCAAATGGTTCTCCATTTCGTGAAGCGGTTTCAAAATCAACTATTTTGTAAGTTGTTCCTTTTCCTTTTTCAAAGTTAATTAATGATTCAAGCCATATAACATTTAAATTCCATTCTTTATCGCATTTATTTACAAATCGCAAAGTCTTTTCAAGTTCTTTACCAGTATTTAGAAAAACATATATTACATTTTGATATTTATCGGGATTTGATTTTATATGTTTAGCTAAAAGTGCCGAAGTTCTACCACCTGAAAACATCATTACATATAATTTGTTTTTCATATTAAATTTGATTTAAAGTAATACTATTGTAATATTCAACTGCCATAGGAATTTTGCTCAAAAGTAATTCTTCTTTTTCTTTATCACGTGTAATTTTAAAAGTTTTCACACGTTCGCTTTTGGTATAGTTTCCGTTGCTAAATACTAAATTTTGTTCTAATTGTTTAAATAACCTTTGCATAGTTGGATTTTCATCATCTAAAATTCCATACTTATTACGCAATTTCCATTTTTCATTTTCTAAAATATGTGCAGGACAGTCAGTTAAAGTATAATGCAAATGAAATTCATCAGCATCATATAAATACATATAAGCTCGACCTTGCCATTCATAGATAGTAGATAATTCGCCATTCATAAATGTTAAAGGCGACCAGGAACTTTTTATATCTTTAATTACTTTTACGCCATTAATTGTACAAACTATATCTGCTTCACCTGTAATATGCCCAATAGTTTTTCTTTCTGCATTTTTTTCGTAAA